TTAGTATATATAAAAGTACAATACATTTGTAACAATGAGAAAAACATACAAAAATAAAACAAAAATAAAAACCAGAACTAAAACAAAAATAAAAACCAGAACAAAAACAAAAACAAAAACAAAAACCAACAGTCGTAAAAATAATAAAAAAATACTAAAAGGAGGTTCGACAGGAGGTTCGCTTATCGGGCAGGGGAATTTCGGGTGTGTTTTTAGACCCGAATTAACCGCACCTCATAATTCTATAAGTAACGGAAATACAGTTTCAAAAGTTGTTCTAAAAAATAATGCATTTAGTGAATATAGACATGAATATAAGATTCTTAAAAGGATGAGAGATATAGACCCGAAAGGGTCATTCCACAGTTTATTAATAGATGCATTTGAACTGGAAAATAAACACGTACCTGCCGATTTTACGCGATGTTCTTTAACAAAACCGACATATACTGTAGACGAGTTCTTTGTTTTTAATATAGCATTCGCAGGAAATCATAATTTTGCATACTATTTGAAAAACGCGTTTAGTAGCAACCAATCCGATAAAACAATACCCGAACCAGCGATTTTATTTAGCCTTCTTACAAATATTATTGTCGGTATTAAAAAAATGATTGGTGCAAATATATTACATAAAACGCTTGATACTGAGTCTGTATTTCTTAAGGAGCCTATTTCATTAGATAACCCGTTTTGTGCAAAAGTGATAGACTATGGTGATGGAGAGCTGCGAAAATATAAAGGATATAATGATAAGAATCAAGATTATATTCATTTTTTTAAAAGTCTTATAACGATATTGTCTGGTCTATCGGGACAGCAACAAACGAATCCGGCAAATATGAAAGTTATATCGGATTTAATACAAGGGTTTAAAACCCTATTAGCTATGGTAGAGCAAAATAATGTTTCGTATAACGAAGTTATCAAGAACTATATCATGTTACTAGAGAAAACATTCGGTAAAAAATATTCCGATTACGCAAAGCATCGTTATAAGTTATGATAATTTTGCATATTTTACTTTTACTCTTACTATTATTTGTTACATATTTTCCACTAAAAAACATGTAAAAAAACATGGTACCTGTTATGAAATCGAGTTAGTTATTTTATGATTCGACGCAAAATATTATAAGATTATGACTTACCTCTATGTAGCAATAAACGTTCCGTGCATTACCCTTCGCATTCATTTGCATCATCGACCTTTGTTTTTGTTCTTTACTTCTTGACAACCTTCTTTACAATCTTCTTTGCACCACCTCCGGTGGTTGAATCGTCGGCAGCGGCAGCGGCAGCAGCAACAGGTGCGGGCGCAGGAGCAGGAGCAGGAGCAGGAGCAGCAGCAGCAGAAGGTGTGCTGTCATCATCGTGTTCAACTTCGTGTTCATCTTCTTCGTGGTCGGAATCTTCGGTTTGGTTAACAGGAATGTCATCATCGCTCACCGTATCGAGTTCTTGCGTCTCTACGAGCTTCCTGTCATCGCCAGACAATTGAATGTGGCACTTGCCGCGAAGAGTAGTCTTGGGCTTGACAACAGCTTGAAACAGCTTCCAGGTAACGCCGAACTTACCACCAGCGAACCAGACACCTCCGCACTGGAGAACGACGGCGACATGAGAACCCTTTGCAATGAGGTCGACAGGGGTAATGTGCTCATTCGAAGCATCGGGGAAGATTTTGCGAGACTGAGGGTCAAAGAGCTCGACATTCCATACACCTTCCCAGATAGGAATCTTGACGCCGAGAGTTGGGTTCTTGTTGTGGTCGGGCTCGCCGTTTTCACCCTTGGCGAACTTGAGAATCGGAGTCCAGAACATGTCGATGTGGTCCTTAGTCATGGTCGACTTTCCGAACCATTCTTTTTGGTTTGCAAGAGCATCTGCCTTGACTTTTTGCTCAAACTTTTCGATATTTGCGCGGAACTTGGTAATTGCTGGAGTATTGTATTCTTGTCCGGGGAACTGGAGCGACATGTTGTACGACTTATCGCCCGTTTTCTTGTCCTCGAATGCGGAGACACCCCATGTCATCATGAGAGGGGTGGAAACATATGTTGCGCCGTTGGTACTAGAGTTAAGAATTCCGACACTCTTACCACCGGAGGAGTTAACCTTGGGCTTGGAGTATTTGATATCTTTATCGGGATTGAAAGTCTCGCCCGAAATAATCTCCTTGGGAGCTTTGGATGTGGTGGAGGACTTGACAGAGGATGGCTTGCTGGTTTGAGTAGCGGAAGACATTGTATTCGTTGGTTTGTGGATTGGCTTTCTGATTGTTTGTTCATGCTATATAATATTAAGGTTTATGGTTTGTTCAATTTTCTGTTTTGGGAAAATCGGGCTGCTTTTAAATAATAATTCGAAAATGAAAACGTAAGACAAAAATATATTTTCAAAATTTTTGAAAATACTGAAAAATATTGAAAATATTGAAAAATATTGAAAATACTGAAAAATATTGAAAATACTGAAAAATAAGAAAATAAGGATTTTGAGTAGTATATCTAGGAAATACTAGAAAATAAATATTGTTTCATATGAATGAGGGCGATGCGATATGTATTATAAGGATAGTAAATGTATTATAATAAGATATTAAAAAAATATTGTTAATATATAAGAAATATACGCGTATTTATAGATACATAATACAAACAAGATAATGTCGATGATAAGTGGGTTTCATATAACCAATGAAAATGAAATAATTGCACCGGTAAGTTTTCAGAATGAAGGCGGCATGTTGGCGGCGAGTGTTGTAGGAGATAATAAGATAGAGAAGCATGAAAAGCGTGAGAAAGAGGTAAAATCAAATTCAAAAATGAATACTAAAGTTTTTGTAAAAAGTGATAAAAATGCTATAATAACGGACGACATTTCTGAACAACGGGAAAAGGTAAAAAAGGAAAAAGTGAAAAAAATAGTAAATAAACGCGAAGAGTTATCAATGAATAATTATAGTACATTGCTTGTGGTAAAATATAAGATGGACGAGTTAAAGAAGTTGTGTACAAAGTATAAGGTACCAAAAAGTGGAAATAAAGACGAGTTAACAAATAGGTTGTATGAGTACTGTAAAAATTCTGTTGCTCCATTAAAGATACAAAAAGTGTTTAGAGGGTTTTTAAATAGGAAGTTGCATAAGTTACAAGGTCCGGCGCTAATGAACCGTAAGATATGCACAAATGATATGGATTTTTTTACGATGGATGATATGATAGAAATACCAGCGACGCAGTTTTATAGTTATAGGGATGATGATAACTTTGTATATGGGTTTGATATCGTTTCATTGCATAATTTAATAAAGAAAGAAGGAGTACAAGCGAAGAATCCGTACAATAGGTCTGATTTCGGTAACAAAGTAAAAGAGAATGTTACGAATATGATAAGGATATCGAAAATATTAAAAATACCGATTGATATTGATATAAAGAATGATATAGTAGACCCGGCGAAACGCATGGAGTTAAAAATACTGGAATTATTTCAGACAATGAACTCGTATGGCAACTATGCGAATTCGGAATGGTTTAGTCAGCTTTCTAGAAATATGCATGTAAGATTTGCGAGAGAGTTGGTAGACATTTGGAATTATAGAGCATTACTGACGATGGCGAAGAAACAGGAGATATGTCCTCCTCACGGAACTCCGTTTCTTGGAACTCCTTATTTTACAAATATAGCAAATAATAATATTTTGAATAATTTGTCGAATGAAACTCTTATGAAATATAATGTGCAAATCATAGAAAATCTTGTAAAGTCGGCTGTAGATATAGATAATAAAATGTTAGGAACATTTTATGTTTTATCGGCTCTTACGTTAGTTAGTCAACCAGCACGCGATGCTATGCCGTGGTTATACGAAGCAGTTGTATATATTCCTTAATATTGCGATTCTAAAAATAAACGCATATTTAATAATTTTATTGTTTATTATTTTTAGACGATAATTCAAGACATTTTTTGAGACATATAAATCAATATAATATATATTATCTAAAAATACTTAAAAAGACCTCACATAGTAATGTATACCAACATCAAGATGGCTAAGAAAACCCCCTCTACTGCTTCGGCAACTACTACCGCTCCCGCTCCCGCTGCTCCTGCTCCGGCAACTGCTACCAAGCCTGCCAAGGCTCCCAAGACCCCCAAGACTGATGCATCTGTAGCTCACGCTCCTGCTCCTGCACAGGTTGCTTCCACTGATGCCCATACCGAGGGAAGTGCTATTGAGGCATCCTCTCTTTGTTCTTTGTTTAGCGAGTTCGGATCAAAGCTTCAGACTTTGAGCTCTGGTCTTTCTACTCTTCGAAGCGACTTTCGTACTTTGGAGCGCCATGTTGCGCGTGAGATGCGTGCTGCTCAAAAGATTTCCAAGCGTAAGCGCAAGTCTGGCAACCGTGCTCCTTCTGGCTTTGTGAAGCCTACTCTGATTTCCAAGGAGTTGGCTAACTTTCTGGGCAAGCCTGTCGGAACCGAGTGGGCTCGTACTGAGGTGACTCGCGAGATTAACGCTTACATCAGGACTCACAACCTTCAGGATAAGGAGAATGGTCGCAAGATTAACCCTGATTCTAAGCTTCGTTCTCTTCTTCAGTTGAAGAAGGATGAGGAGCTGACCTACTTCAACCTTCAGAAGTACATGTCTCCTCACTTTGCCAAGGCTACTCCTGTTGCTGCTTCTTCTTAAGTAGATATGGATTTGTGTGTAATATTTTTTTTGAGACGAAACAAAAACTAAAAACTAAAAACTAAAAACTAAAAACTAAAAACTAAAAACTAAAAACAAAAACTAAAAATTAAAAAACAAAAACAACTAAAAAAATGACATATAATTCTATGTCATTTTTTACCACACAATCATACAACCACACAAGTTATTATTTAATAAATATAAAGTTTTCTTTTTGCATAACTTCGATGAGTTGTTCTCGTTGAATAGGACCATTCATAATTTTAATATTGTCGTATAGTTCCAGATTATCATAAGATGAAATATCAAACATGTCTATTACTTTAGAGGCTTCGTTGATGTACGAGTATAAATTAGTATTTTGTGAAAGTAACCACTTGTAGAAGTCGGGTTGTATTTCGCTTGTTTGATTGTTTTTCAAGTAGTCTTTATATTGCTTAAACATCTTATATGAATTGAATATTGTCATATGTTTGTAATTTTCGTTTTCATTTTTTGGTAAATAGTCGCATCCATAGATAATACACAGTTGTCTGAATTCATATGTCGTCATATCCAACGTTTTTATAATTTCCTGAAAGTCGTATAAAACAACGGTTGAAGCAGTTAAACTTAAATACCGAAGTACACGCGAACATCCATACACGAACATATCAGTATCTTCACTAAGACATGCGTATACTATATTTTTCGCTACAAGTTTTGCACAAAGCATATCTGCTTCACCGGGAGATTCGATATAGGTCATACCATACGCTTGCAATAATGTTTTTGCATTTTGAATATGATCTGATTTAAGAATGACAAATTTTTTCTTCAACTTATCCATCATCGTGCGAATATCTTCTGTATTTGATGGGATGTCGGCGACTGTCTCTTCGTCGCCACCACCGCCACCGCCGCCACCGCCGCCACCGCCACTATTTTCACAGTCAGAAACAACAACATCGGATTCAATATCATCTAAAATTTGCTTCAAACGATAATACTCCTCACGGGCATTTTTTTTTGTTTTTTTTCTAAATGCAATAGTATCATTTTTTTCGGATGGTGGTTTGCCATCAAATACAAATACAGGTGTTATATTATGATGTCGGAAAATGGAAATCATCAAATATAAATTCTCCAACAAAGCATTCTCTCCTAGAAATTTATAAAGATATATACTTATATCAACTGCAATTTTTTTCCCAGATAACTCGGATAATTTTATACACGATATAGATTTTTTGCATTTATCTTGAAGAAACTTGTTCAACATGCGAATACCCATTTCTTACCTTTTTATCCTAAGTTATGTTTTAGATATTATTTATGTCTTTTATAATATGTTATTCTATATATTATTCATCAATTTTTTATAAAAAAGAAATTGATGAATAACTATAACACAATAAGAAATATAATACCCTACGTACAACTGCATACAACCGCATAAGAAATGGTTTTCACTAGAAGTCAAGCAAAAAAGCAACAAGAGCAACATCAGCAACAAGAGCAACCCCAACAAAGACAACAAATCCATCGCAACTGTAAAAACAGTTTACCCGACACTACAAGTACAAACACAAACACAAACACAAATACAAATACAAGAAGCCCTATCGATTTCGTAGATGCATCGATTGAATGGAGAAAAAACAAAATAAAAAGAGAAAATTGCACGTTTGAATATATATATATTTAATAAAACAAACCAAATCAAACATTGGTTGGTTGGTTGGTTGGTTGGTTGGTATATACTATACTACTTCCCACCCACTACGCTCATACGCATAGTGTTCAATAATAATTCATCGTTATGAGTTCTAGTTTCTAATCTTTTTTCCATACTTACAATCATCTTTAACAAATCATTATTTTTATAATTTTTAGAAATAAAATCAATAAAATCATCCACCGATGAAGGCTCCTTTTTGAAATGAAATAAGTTTGTATTGTTATCGATACACCATAGTACGAAGTTATTAAAATTTGCGATTAGTATAGCAACGATAACATAGTAAGCAAAAACGTTTGTGTTTTCTTTATATAATTTTTTTACTACAATGTAATTTGTATCAGTGCAACTAGATATAATATTATAATCAAGACCCATATAGTTTAAAATTTTTACACACTGGAATATAGAAAAAACCGCTTCATGTTGCATATTGTCATAGAAAATAGTTAAAAATCTTTCTTTTTTGTCTTTAAAACCCGTTTTATTTTTAACAGAAACAACGTGGTGTTTATGGTTCTTATGTATATTATGTATATTATGTATGTTATGTATGATTTTTTTCCTAGTACCTATAGGTGTAAATAATGAAAGACTATACCGGTTTACTTCAAAATACGATTCAAAAAACACATTCATAATTCTCGCCCACGTTTCGCAATAGGATTCGAATATTTTTATATCCGTTTGTACTGAAAAAATAGATTGTAACTTTTTATTCGACATTAGTATTTCATCCAATACAGCAAAATCCAACCCATAGTTGTGCATAGTTTCATGAATAAATACTTTAAACCATTCTTCTTTTCTATATACAATAATATGCCCATCCGGTTGACAAACATTAGATAATCCACCATTCACATGGGAAGCACCGATTACGCCACTGCCACTACCCCTACCCGCTTCATACACGTCATCTTCTACCGAGTCACTATAATGATACATATTTGATGATGTCTCGGAATCCGAATGACTAGGGAGATTTCTTTTAAATGGCGTAAAATAAAAAAAACATTCTAAATTTTTACCACATTCTACATCAGAGTACTTTGACAAAACTTTTAACCATGTATATATCTTTAATACACAATGTTTAAAATATGTCGCGCCTTTTTTCCTGATGTTATTCAACTCGTAACGACAACTGTCGAATAGTATGAATTTCACTTTTACAGTTTTTCCATTACCTAGGTCGCAACTATATTCTATTACATATCTAGCATTTTCTTTAATGTATTCGGCAATTTTGGTAGGCACATATATACTTTTGAATAGCGATGACTGTAAAACAGGATTACTTTTTTCCAGTCGTATCATTTTATGCTTAAAACATGGCGACGACAAATTCGATTTGAAGTTTTTAAACTCCACATCTATTTCATCATATAAATTTTGTATCTTTTGGGTTACCTCTGATTGTCTAGGATTCTTAGCATTACTCGAAAGCTGCTGTTTATTATTTTTCCTGATTTTATTGTAGTTTTTGTCGGTATGTTGCATCATTTTTAAAAAATTACAGTCATCCGTATTTACATGCGACTGTTTATCTTCTTTTGCATCTACCTCTACGTCTACGTCCATATCCACATCCATCCGTAGTAATATAGTAGTATATTTATTACTAATATAATACTATATTTTTAAATTCGTCTATTCGTATATTCGTTTATTTATCGTGAATGGTTTCAAACACATTTACTCCTCCCTTTTTCGTCCTTAACTTTGAGCGTACGCGCATTAAATGAATTGATACAGTAGGTGGCTTTGAGAAGACATAGTTTACAAGTTTTGCATTATTCGTCATAAGAAGAATTTTGGCAAGGTCGTCGTGTTGGCTAAACTTCGCCATCGTTCCATCTTCAAGTACACGTGTGTTCGTTCCATTAAAAAACTCCGGGTCAATATGAACTTCGTCGGGGCGAAGACTGACTTTTTTATTATCAATTATTGTTTTTGGTACCTTTTTACCAGCAACTTTTGCTAAATCTACATCATGAGAAATGCGCGACAGTATAGAATCTTCTTGATAATATTTACTCTTCTTGTTTGCATCCATCGTAAATAGCAAATAAAATTCAGGATTACGTTTTAAAAACTTATTCGCTTGATAATAATGCTCAACAGAAAGCCACCTATGTCCGTCCAACATAAACGGCTCCGACCATTCATTCGATAATTTTTTCCGCCAATTATTTTTACCTTTACCGGCTGATATAAGAGAGATGAACGCTGGTTTATTTTTATTCGATATACGGTCACCATGTGCATGACCCGGCATATCATCCGTCGACTTTGAATGATAGATTAAAACAATCGATGGATCGAAATGCGGATTTGCCATAAGAACACGACTCGCCGACGTTCCTCCCCCTTGACCTACACCTGCCATACCCGCCTCTTCATTCCCTAAACCCTTCAAACCAAGTTCCTGTTTATAAAATGAAATAAATTGGGGTATTCTCTGAAATGTACCTGAGAAGGATTCGAGGTTTCCGGTGGAAGATTCGATACATCTATTTGCAATTTGAAGTTTAACGCAAAATGGGATTTCGGGAAAAGTAAAGATAGCAGTGTCGCGATATGTTACTAACTCATAATGCATTCCTGTGTGCGAAACGATAATATAGTAGTCTGGATTAATCACCCTGAAACCTTCCATTTTCGATTTATCTCTCGAATCTGTAGCTTCTCTAGCTTCTCTAGCTTCTCTAGCTCCCAAAGCTACTGACGATTGTTTATCCTCACGCAGTGCTGCATCTATTTCCCTATATCTTTCTTCATCGATATCACCGCCACATGCGATGACATTTGATTGTGTATATGGTTGTCTATCTTTTTCTAAATAGTCGCGAAGTGATAGAATAATGAATTTAACATTCAAAATGATTTCCAATGTAGCAATAGCCCATTCGTCGCCCCAATATTCACTCGTCATTTCACCTTTTCTTATTATTTCTCTTAATGCTTCAATATTTTTTACACCTTTCATGAAGTAAACATCTCGCAAATAAGTTTTATATAACTCAATCTCGCTAACAATTTGAAGATGTCTTTCTTTATTTGCGTCGGCTTGGAGTTTTAATGTTAGTTTCTCCGTTTGTGTTACTCCTGGTTGCGCGGCTCTTTCAGCTAGTTCTTTATTATCGGATGACAGTTTCGTATTTTCGGCGTGTAACTCTTTCAACGTCTTTGAAAACATTTCGTATATTTCCCTATAGTGTGCAAACTGGCTTTCAGTCATAGCAGCTGCAAGCATTCTCCGTAATTTTATAACACTTATGTCGCTATCCGGTTCGATGGATAAAAATGCCTGACAAATCGCCATGAACAAACAGTCACCGCCACCCTGGTTTTTAACTAATTTAAAGTTATTGTTATGGTAGTATGACTGTACCCACGGTTCATCTTTAACAGGGCGGTATGCTTTATTCTCGGCAATAGACTGCTCAAGGTTTTGAAGAGGAATATTTTTTCTTTTTAAAGGAACGTCGCCTGATAAAGAAACTGGTTCAAGAGATGCGCGAATTGCAGCACGTAACGCGTCGTCGCCTTCATCTTCATCGCCTTCCTTTTCTGGTCCCGCTACTTTATCATCCTGTGATTTTAGAGAGGCGAGAGATGCAAGAGAAAGCGCTTTAGTTTTAGAACCTAGCGATTTAGTAGACTTTTTAACAGGTACACCTTTTTTGGTATCTTCTTCGGGATTTTCAGGTAGATAGACTGCTTGTTGAATCAACGACTTTTTAACAAATGAATATAATAAAGGAGATGGTGCTTTTTCTAGATTTATATCGCCCGCGTCGTCTAATAATGACGGAATATCATCTTGGAACATTTCATATACACCTATTTGCGACAATACCTTATCATTTTTAATAAGATAAATTGGGTAATATACTATTTTTTGCGAGATATACGTATTTTTAATATTACCTATACTTATAATTGTATTAACACCTAAAACAGATGCTTCATATAAGGGAGCATTGTATTTACTTTCTTTTGTATCTGAAGGATCCAATGACTTTAACTCTATATAATTAATACTCGGAACAAGCTTGGAACGAACCATTATAATAACTATACATATTAAATTTATATATTTAATTTGTATATTCAATTAATTACATATTCAATTAATTACATATTATAAATAATTATAAATAATTATAAATAATTATAAATATTCAAAAATAATAGTTAAAAGATATATAAGTTAATATTATATTAACTAAAATCGAACAAACAAACACACACATACACACCGATGTTATCATGTATTATTATGGGAGGGCTGGGGAACCAGTTATTTCAAATTTATACTATAATGGCACTTTCAATGGAAATGAAAACGAACTTTAATTTTCCAGTAAATAAAATGGAAACGGATAAAAGAAGCGATACATATTGGGATAATTTTTTGAAGGAACTGAAAAAAAACACGTCACTTATAGATATAAAAAAATTGCAATATCCTATTTATAAAGAGAAGGAGTTTAAATATAATAAAATAGAAATTTTACCCGAAGTATTTCGAAAAAATGGTAATATTATGTTATATGGTTACTTTCAGAGTTATAGATATTTTGAGAAGGAACATAAAAGCATATCTCGATATATTGGAATAAACGAGTCAAGATTAGACGTTGAAAATACATATTATAAAAAATATAAGAATATGAATATAATATCAATGCATTTTCGAATGGGGGACTATAAAGCTCTACAAAACTGTCATCCAATACTCAATGACGAATATTACATAAATAGTATAAAATTCATTTTACATAAATCGCAGAATAACAAAAAATGGAAAGTCCTATACTTTTGCGAGGATGAAGACGCTGTCGAAGTAGAAAATAAAGTCAAGAAAATAAATGCGAGATGTAAAGAATACTTGGAAGAACAGAAGCGTGAAAATAATCGCGAAAAAAAATATGACCAGGAAATCGAGTTTGAAAGAGCTGTAGACAAAGGAACCTCATTGAAAGACTGGCAACAACTATTATTAATGAGTTGTTGTCAACATAATATAATCGCAAATAGTAGTTTTAGTTGGTGGGCAGCATTCTTTAATGAAAATCGCGATAAAATTGTTTGTTATCCTGATACGTGGTTTGGTCCACAGCTGGCGCATCACGACACATCAGACTTGTGTCCAAAAAGCTGGTTTAAAATAAAAAACACATAAACACCAACACATAAACACCCACGCGATGCTTACTTTGCTTACTTTGCTTACTTTGCTTACTTTGCTTACTTTGCTTACTTATGTAGTAATACTGACATTGGTGTTGTCGAAGAAGATGTAAATGCGGGAGTAATTGATGGCATTTTCGATAAAATAGCAGAAGTCCCTTTTTGTTTTTGTTGTATATGCTGTTGCTGATGAAACAAATGAGGTTTATCCAAATCTTTCATTATACTTTCATAGTTTGTTTTTCTTTCTTCAATATCACTATAGTCCTCTCTTTGAACGGCAACAACTGGTGCGAGCATATACCAAGTATGTTGTTTCTGCAACTTTATCCAATATTTATCAATCGCGTAGATAATATGTTGGTCAGGCATTTTCATTAAATTTTCTATACCCGTTCTTATATTATCAATTAATGTATCATAGTAGCTCATTTTTACAATATAACCAGTAGTCGTTTGACAATGAGATACATGAATACATACATCGTCGATTTTTTTATAGGGAGGCACGTTGTTGCCAGCAAGTAACAACACATTCCATTTATTATCCACCGAACCATTGGCATCGTCACCGTCACCGTCACCGTCACCGTCACCGTGCATCCTGAAAAATGTATTAATATTGGTAACGAACGTTTTTTTGTTTAAAATCATCAAGTCATCTTCGCAAATCATAACATGTGACCAGTTATTTTTCTTCGCAATTTGTAAACACTTTAAATGACTCATACTGCATCCGATTCTACCATTTTTTAACTTTATAGCATTGAACCTAGTTGGAGTCAAACCAACTCCTCGCAACTGTTCTTCGATATGTATTTTTCTATCTGGTCTAGATGCCAAGTTAATATATAAACAATGTTTTATATCAGAAATAGAGTTTATTCCACATTGGTTTGACATGATTTATGCTTATACTATAGTTTCTGACTTTGTAATTACTATTTATATTACATCAATAATATTTTTATATTATTATTCATGTAATAATATTTTTGACTCCAAAGAATGTAATTAGAATCACAAATTAAGAAAATAAAATAAAAGATGAAAAATATTTATCCTTTTTAAGTTCCTCTATTTTTTCCAACATTTTTCTAAATCTTAGTACAGTACCGTGGTTTTCACAATTTGTCTCAAATAAAATAATTTCTCTTATCAAATCTGGTTTGAGAAATTTTTTTGTTTTCTTTGTTTTTTCATCTTTACCTTCTTTACCTTCTTTACCTTCTTTACCTTTTAAAATACTTACCCCCAATCCATTATTATTATTTTTGATAATATTATAATAACTAGCGATATGTGTTAGCATTTTCATGTTATAGTTCATTGAATAGTCCATTTCTAACATATATGAATTCTCGATCGTATACTTTTTTTTAATATCATACATTGTAATTTTATACGTGTTGTCGTTGTCGTTGTCATTGTCGTTTTCATTCTCAGTCGACGATGACGTAAAATGTGTTTTAGAGTCTTCTATACCATCATATAAAGGAGTATTACACTCTATTTCATTTTTCTCCGTGATGATACAGTCATGTGCAAATAATAATTCATCGTAACTACTATCTGCTCTTTTTAGTTCTTTGCATGGTTTCGCGCTCGTACAGTCGTCAGAATTATCAGACTCAGTGTCATATAAATCAGGATTTTTTGATTTGTGATTATTTTTAACTTCAAGCCAAAGATTATTAATTCTTTGCCATTCTTTTTTATTTTTTTCCTTTACAGTATTATCAATATTATCAACTAAAATTTCAAACATAATAATAATAATAACAACTATACTATCTTTACTATTATTATGTTTATATAAATATTTATATTTTTAATTTTATTATACTACTAAATCTAAGATACTAATTCTATGAAATCTCTTCAAAAATATCCATATGCTTAAAAATCGTTTTATTTGTTATACTAGGATATTCTTTCATTTTTGGTTTCAACATAGTAATAAATTCAATATTCTTACTAATAGTCTCCCATGCATCCTTCGTTTCACCCTTGTTTAAATAACTTTTAGATTTTGTAACTATAATAAATAAATTCTCAGTCAACTCTTCAACTTCATTCGACTTATCAGATTTTCGCAAGTAACTCAGTATAAGAGCCTGTAACTGAGATACAATATCAATAATTTCACCCTCGTCAATAATATTATTTATCATCAAGTTAACAACAAACAAACTCATAGCTCTTCGCTTATCATTTGTTTTAGTATACTCGCAAAATTTATCATAATTTTTCTTAGGGTCCACAAACTCAATTGACTCAAACAAGTTCATAAACTCTTTAAAGTTATCCTCAAAAATCTTTTTAAATATATCATAGTCGTTCATTAGTGTCTTAAATAGTCTCGCATATAAGCCCGAATAAAAACTATTTGAACTCGCAATGTTAAAAATTGAATGTCCGATTTTCATCATATTTTCATTCGATGTATCATGTTCAATAAGTTTCGAAATTTCAGCCTTAATATCTTTCGTCATCGCTTCCTCGTTGGCATCCGTAATCTTATTTAAATACCCTCGAATCGTTTCCACATTCTTCTCAATACCTTCACTAACATGTTTTTGAGTTGTTTGAAATGCACGTATCGCCTCCCAATCATCATCCGTTATTTCCGATGGTCGGTTCTTTATTTTCTTAAAGCCGCCGACGCCACCCATACCCCCGCTGACGCCGACACCTACGCCGACGCCTCCACCAACATCGCCGATTGACCTGCTTTCCTTCTTCAAAAAAATAGGCGTCTTAATATATGTCGGAGCCCCCACTTGTTCAGATAACTTAGATATTATATCTAAAGTTTCTTGAGACAAATTACATATAAAACCTGCATTTGTTATTTTTTCATAATCCGTTATATTATATTGTTTCGTAATTTTTACTGGAGAAATAGTAGTCATAAAATCCTAATACTATATATTAACAATTGTTTATATCTATTTTACTATAAATATTAAATAGTAATTCATAATTCATAATTCATAATTCGTAATTCGTAAAATAGTAAGTTTATAAAATAACAATAAGTAATATATTCGTAAAATGACAACGCTCTGCTTATTAGCAATATTTAAAAATGAATCTCACATACTTAAAGAATGGATAGAACACTACTTAAATCAGGGAGTAGACAAGATTTTTCTAGTTGATAATGGAAGCACTGACAATTACTACTCTATATTACAACCATATATATCGACCGGTAAAGTAGACCTAGTAAAAGATAATAAAAAATACGCACAAGTAGAATTATACAATAAACATTTCTTACATAAATGTAAAGCATATGACTGGGTTATAGTTTGCGACCTCGATGAGTTTATATATGGTAGAAAGTATTGCAACTCTATTAAAGAATTTTTGAGTAAAGTTCATGATAGTTTTTCGCAGGTTTTTATTCCTTGGAAAATGTTTGGTTCAAACGGATATGATACAATGGAACAAGAGCAACCATCTAGCGTAATCTCAACTTTTACAAAAAGAATAAATAATAATGACGTCAGGCATAATAGGTCTAGGTTCTTTACATATAAAGGTAAAGGTCCTATAAAGTGTATTTATAGTAAATGTATCGTGAGAACAAAATATTTATTAAAGATTGACATTCATTATTCTGAAACATCAAATAATAGACACATCACATCGTGCGTTTTACAAAATAATTATATACACCCAGATAAACACTTTACAGAAGTAAACGAATATATAATTGAACATTCAGCATTACATTTGAATCATTATGCTATTCAGTCATTCAATTGGTTTATGAAAGTAAAAGCAACAAGAGGTGATATTAATTCGGCAAATAATGATAATGTACGAAATAAAGAATATTTTAAAAATTTTGATTTTAATGATATCGATGATAGTGAACTTTCGAATATAACAAATAATAAAAATATATCGAGTTAAGAGGTAAATATGGGGGTAGATATAGGAGTAGATATAGAGATATAGAGATATAGAGATATAGAGATATAGAGATATAGAGATATAGAGATATTGAAAATAAATATATAAAATATTTATTTGATAAATACTTAAATGTATAAGAATATATAATATAGAATGTCAGGAAAATACCCCCCAATGAATCGCAATAATAGATATAATAATGGTAATAATACAAATAAATATAGAAACGATGACTCGAATAAAGGCTCAGGTCCTTCATATGCGAGCAACTATGATAATGGCAACGGTAATGGCAATGGGAACAGCAACGGTAACGGCAACCGTTACGACAACCGACGTCCGAATAGAAACAATATGAGAAATGATAGTGGTCTCAATGATTATCAAAATAGTGGTTTAAATATAAATAGAAATAGAAATGAGGTTACTTCAAAACCAGATACTGAAAATGTGGATGAGTCTACGACCAATGGTACCAATCTATCGGTTGTAGATGACTATACTCCAAAAGAATTCGACAAATGGGAAGACTTGGAGAATGTTATAAGCGAAGATCTTATGCGTGGAATTTATGCATACGGTTTTGATTCACCGAGTTTGATTCAGAGAAAAGCGCTCCTTACTATGTTTGATAAAAAGGATATCATTGCACAGGCGCAGTCAGGTACAGGAAAAACGGGTGTTTTTACGATTGGTGTTTTGCAGAAGGTAAATACGGAAATAAATAAAACCCAGGCGATGATTTTGGCACCAACACGCGAACTTGCGAAACAGATTTATGATGTTATTACGTCGATTGGGTCATTGGTTAAAAATATGCGTTTTCATCTTCTTATTGGAGGAACCTCGACGGACGAGGATGCTCATCAGTTGAAGACTATCATGCCGCATATTATTGTGGGATGCCCTGGACGCGTCTACGATATGATGCGTCGTAACAACATTGATTCTAAAGAAATTAACTTGCTTGTATTAGATGAGGCGGATGAGATGCTTTCGGTTGGATTTAAGGACCAAATCTATAATATCTTTCAATATTTGAATGCTAATATTCAGGTTGGATTATTTAGCGCAACAATGCCGAATGAGTTGCAGTCTCTTACGGATAAGTTTATGCGCAACCCGGTGCGTATCTTGGTAAAGTCGGAGATGCTTACCCTTGAGGGTATTAAACAGTATTATGTGGCTCTTAATGATGACACGCAGAAATATGCAACGCTAAAGGATATTTTCAATATTATTTCAATGTCACAATGTATCATCTACTGTAATAGCATTAAGAGAGTAATGGATTTGACAGATGCAATGATTAATGATGGGTTTCCGGTATGTTGTATCCATAGTAATATGGATAAGTTGAAACGCGATGAAGCATACAGTGACTTTAAAGCGGGGAAACATCGTGTTCTTATATCTTCAAATGTGACATCCCGTGGTATAGATGTTCAGCAAGTTAGAACGGTGTTGAATTTTGATTTGCCGAAATGTGTATTTAACTACTTGCATCGTATTGGACGGTCGGGGCGATGGGGTAGGAAAGGAACAGCAATTAATTTTGTTACTAGATGGGATATTAAAACAATGAAAGATATTGAGAAACATTATCAGACAGTTATTGAGGAGTTACCTTCGAATATTACGATTGATTAACTTGCGAACCGACGAACCTGCGAAAACTAATTTAATAATAAAATAAATTCGTATATTTATTTTATTATTTTTATGTTAAGATATAAATATGTTTGATCTTGAAAAATATTTAACAGAATTAAGAGATGCGCAAATGAAAAAGCTTGAAGCTTTAAATGAACAATGTACAAACAGTGGTGCTTCAAGCTGTGGTACTACAAACAGTGATACAAAGAGTAAAAACAAGGATAGTGTCTGCGCGACATCTTCATGTTCATCTTCATTTAAATTTCCTATATCGTATGTTGATAACAAACAAGAGATTAATGAAAATATTATAAATGATTTGGAACTTGTTGTGTCAAAAAATCCCGACGAACCTTCTATGTATAGCCATATATTTAAACCCGAATCAATATTTAGCAAAAAGTTTTTAAATGAATGGAGCAAATATTATACAACCGATGTTGCATTTTTGAAAGATTCGCAACTATTTTATAAGGCTTATGTCAGTCTATATGAGGGCGACTTAAAAGCAAAAGTAACAATGACTACTGACACAAATGAAGTAACAATAGACCCACACGATATTTTTGAAAAAATAGATAAGCTGTGGATTGATATTGCTGGAGATAAAAATTTCAAACAACGTTTTAATTATATTGATATTCCAATTTTAGACAGACTTAACAAGTCGCCTGGATTTTTACAAATACTAAGTGTTTATAATCTTACATCGCCCGTTATCTCTCTTCTTTCTCCGCTTATATTACTTATTATACCATTCTTTCTTCTTAAGTTACAAAAGGTCAATATTACAGTAACCGGTTATATCGAAACGCTCAAAAAAATATTTGCCACACACCCATTAGGAAAAATGTTTTCTTTATTAGACTTTTCTAGTATGCCTTGGGACAAACGCATATATGTAATAATGTCTTTTGTATTTTATGTTATTCAGGTCTATCAAAATATAATGTCATGTTATCAGTTTTACAAAAATATGATTTTAATTCACAAGAATATTTTTATCCTTCGCGACTATTTCAGATACACTTCTCGTAATATGGAGCATATCATAAGCATAACATCTAATTTAGAAACATATAAAAATTTTACAGCCGACCTTGTAACAAATAGAGATAAACTGGAAAAGTTGTGTAAAATATTTGATAAAATAAAACCCTTTTCTATTTCACTTGGGAAAATGCTTGATATTGGTAAAATAATGAAAATAAATTATGAAATTTTTGTTGATAATGATATAAAGAAATGTGTTGACTATAGCTTTGGATTCAATAGCTTTTATGAACAGGTTGACCACTTAAAGCAGCTTATCGATAGTGGTAAAATAAATATGTGTTCCTTTATTGATGCAAGTATTGAGGAAGCACCCGAAGAGGAAGCACCCGAAGAGCCCGAGGAAGCAAATGTGGAAGGAAAAAAACATAAAAAACGCAAATCCAATAAGTCCGAAAAATCGACCACATCAATGGTCTCCACGAAATCGAATGATACCGAGTATTCACACGCAAAGCCCACATCGAAAAATGTCACAAAATTTAAAAATTTATACTATCCACCACACGAAACTCCTGTAAAAAATAATGTTATTATAGATAAAAAAATTATTATTACTGGACCTAATGCCGCAGGTAAAACTACGGTTATTAAATCGACACTTATGAATATTATATTATCACAACAAATAGGTTATGGATTTTATGAATCTGCTAAAATTAAGCCTTACGATTACTTGCATTGTTATTTGAATATCCCAGATACATCAGGGCGCGATAGTTTATTTCAGGCTGAGTCAAGAAGATGTAAAGAAATCCTGGATTCTTTAGAAAAAAATAGCGACAAGAATCACTTTTGCATTTTTGACGAACTATATTCAGGAACAAACCCATATGAAGCAGTTGCAAGTGCATATGGATATATTGACTACTTGTCCGGTCTGAAAAACGTTGACTTAATGCTTACTACACACTATATTGAGTTGTGTAAAAACTTGAAATCAAATTCTAGCGTTAAGAATTATCATATGAGTGTAAAAATGTTAGATGACCATAAAGTAGAATATTTATATAAATTTAAAAAGGGAGTTTCGACAATTAAGGGGGGAATAAAAGTATTGTATGATTTAGAATACCCTGAATCAATTATCGAAAATACTAAAAAAATTCTTGGTTCCATGTAATTAAGTAATTAAGGATGTTACAAAATAACATTAAGCGTTAAATATTTTATTTTTATTTATTTGTAAAAATAAAAGATGTCTCTATTCAATTCACAAACTATTTTTAGCATATTATTTACATTATTGATTGGTGTTGCTTTATACTACTATATAAGATATAAGACCCGCATTTTAGAGCTTACTGTACGGGAACAAGCAAAAGTATTGCAAAGTGTAATCATGAATATGAATAGTAATAATGAAAATATAATGAATATGGTTCAAGGTAGAAGCCACGAAGAAGTCACTTCAGATGCTGTTGGACAAGATATGACCCGGGTTCGTGAAGTAAACTCAAATAATGAGTTAATTGAGGTTTCAGATGATAGCGATAGCGACAGTGATGGTGACAGTAGCGCTAGCAGCGAAAGTGAAAGTGAAAGTGAAAGTAGCACTAGCAGCGAGAGCGACAGCGAAAGTGGTAGCGACGATGAGAGTGAACATGGCGAGGAACCGGTAGAGGATGTCGCAGACAATGGTACTAGAAAAATAGTATTTAATGGCGGTAACGACTCTCATGTTGTAGAACATTTAGACGGACCCGATGTAAAAGTAATAGAATTGACACACCCATTGTATCCCAAAAACGAGAATGAAGTTAGGAATGGAGATGGAGATGGAGATGGAGATGACGCAGATGAGGATGATGAGGCAGACAATGAAAGCGAAGATGATGCCGACGAAGATGAAGATAGCGACAGCGAGTCTATATCATCAGAACTCGATGGTCCACATGAACCTAGTGGAATACATGAGAACTATGAGAACCATGAGATTAAGGAAAATGCTGATATAATTGATATTACAAATCAACCCCATTTAGAAATCAAAACTATTTCGGAAACTATTTCGGAAGCTACATGTTCTTTAGATAACATTTCAGTAAAAACAGTTTTTAAAACCAAAGAGACGAAAGAGTCTGAAACACATTCCGAATATACCTCAATGAATGTACAGTCTCTTCGACAACTTCTTAAGAGCAAGTTAACTAGTGAAGGTACAAACATGAGCGAAGCTTCTATTAATAAACTTACAAAAAAAGAACTTATTAAACACCTATCATAAAGCAACTATTAAATACAATAAAATAATATGAATATGAATTCGAATGTTAATATTATTTTTATCTAGTTTTAGTATATATTATATAATCATAGTATCAATGTCTTGGGCTACTTGCTACGCGGGTTCAAATAATATTCATTTTAATTTTCCTCCTATTATGATGGATGGTCGCAACTATGCAACCTGGCAACCAGGTTCTGTTGTAAATGAACAAATACGCGAAAATAACAATATAACTTCAAACTGGGACTATAGAACATTTTTGCAAAAAAATGCTGTCAACATAATGAAAGCAAATTCTGAATCAGCATGCAATAACTGTGGTGCATGTCCCACTCTTTATTCAGGACCTCAAAATCCCGAAGTACAATCAAATACGCCTTTTGTTTTCTCATCCCCTCTTGATAATAGCCAACCATTTGGCTACGAAACAAGTGACCTTAAAAACGTATACCTTTCTAGACACGAACTCCAGAGTCGTATGATGGCACCCGCACTTACACAATATCAGTATATACTTGACGGCGTACCTACTTCAAATTAGACTTTTACTGACTTTTACTTCAAATTATATTTTTTTTAATTTTTAATTCAAATCATATTTTACTTCTATAAGTTAAAATATTTTTTACCCAAGACAAAATTCAGCCCCTTTTGTATATTATCAATCTCATAAATAAAAAACAGCGCAACAAATGTTGACGTAATACAGTCTATCGTGTAATGATTTCTAGAAGCACATATCAATGTAAATCCTAAAACATACGCAATGACATATAATAACCAGTATGCTGACCCATAGCACCGGTAAATAAGTCCCAACTGAAATACAATATTTATAAAATGACCGCTAATTCCGAGGTTATTGCAAGAGCCCATACTCAATGCGCTTTCAAAAAAGTTTGAACCAAATTTACATGTTTTGCTACTATCGGGGAGAGTTGTGGATACAAAATAAATATACGTAACTAAACGCATTAACAAAAATACAAAAAAATAAAAAATAATATACTGGTATTTGCCATTGATGATAAAAATAATGAAAAAAATAAACATAAAAAATGAAATATATAAATCACTCACTACGTCTAAATTTCGAACTATGGGTACACTTTCCTGTATAATATCAGGAATTTTTACTTTGTTAATTGGTGCACCTTTTTCGTAAGAATATTTATTCACCCTTTTTTCTATAAAACAACATATCATAAACAATATTATAAGCGCACATGCTATTTTAAAATATATATTTTGTATCATTGAAAATAGTATTCTTTATAATAATATTAGAATATAAAACAAATATAAAACAAATATAAAACAAATATAAAACAAATATAAAACAAATATAAAACAAATATAAAACAAATATAAATAGTATATGAATACAATATAAAATAAAATAAATGAAAAATGTTATTAGTTTTGATGTAGGTATGAAAAATTTAGCATATTGTTTATTTCAAGTGGATGACAATGACACTAATAACATTAATAACACTAATAACACAAATAACACAAATAATTTGAAAAACTATAAAATACTACGATGGGAAGTTATAAATTTGTGTACTCCTATTACTAAAAAATGCACCAAAGGGGGTTTGCAACCTTGTTCAGAAGTCGCAAAGTACTGTAAAAAAATTAAGACGAGCGATGCTATGACTATGTCTAATTCGGAAAACGAAAACGAAAACGAAAATGAAACCGAAAATGAAAACGAAAATGAAAATATGATTATTGATTATTATTGTACCAAACATGCAAAAAAGTGTAACTTAAAAATACCACCAAGTGAACTTGATATTAAAAAAATAAGAACAAAGAAGTTAGTCGATATCCAAAGCATTATTGATAAATATAATATTCCCCCTATTTTCGATAAATCTCACGAATCTGTTACATCTCATATAAATAAAGAAGCCACCGACCTCACTCTTCCCCTAGCAGTTGTGCCTCCAAAACGACAAAAAAACACAAAAGAACAAATGATAGAAATGATACAATCCGAACTAGATAAGAACTATTTAGAAAATATAGAAAATGTACGCGCAGACCAGATTGATTTAATTACACTTGGTAAAAATATGATGACTGAGTTAGATAAATTTATATCCCCTCATACAAGTGGCGAAGATGTAGGAATAATGGGAGGGCTGGAAGGTCTAGAAAAACACAAAATAGATATTGTAATTATAGAGAACCAGATTAGCACAATCGCAAGTAGAATGAAAACACTTCAAGGAATGATAGCACAATACTTTATAATGAGAGGAACACCGTGTATAGAGTTTATATCTGCTGCAAATAAATTAAAAATGTTTATGACCAAAAAGAAGACAACGTATACAGAACGCAAGGTCGAAAGTGTAGAAGTAACGAAAGAGTTATTAGAAAAGTTGCCACAGTTTATAAATTACAAAGGAAGTTTAGAGAAAAATAAAAAGAAGGATGATTTATCTGACTGTTTCTTGCAAGGAATATACTATCTTACCTTAAAAAATATGATAGATATCAACTTATATTTTGAAAGTAATCAACCTCATTCGATTTGATTTCATTACAATATTAATTTTTCAATTACAACAATGTTATTTCATTATAATGAATTAATTATAATGAATTAATTATAATGAATTAATTACAATCATTTAATTATAAATATTTATAATGCGCACAAACTTAAAATTAAAGTTCTAGATTATAAATAATATGGCTGACGAAATCATTGATCTTGGAAACTTATCCGAACTTGATAATAGTTTTATAGGAGGAAATAAAAGTGGCGGCGGCGGCGGCGGTCGCAGTGGTTCAAAATCTGTAAACTTTGGTGGAGGTTTAGAACTTTTGATGAATGATAAATTAAAATCAGGACATAAAAGTGGAGGAGATGGAAATATTGATTTAGACGACTTGAATGATTTAGAAGATGAGCTAAATGAACTCTCTGATACTGTAAACGCCAATAAAGTAACTAAGAATTTTAAATCTGATTTTTTTAGCGGTTCAAGTATAAAGTTAAACAACTACGATAATGCAGATGACCAGAGTGATAGTGGATTTTCCGACAGTAAGCATAATTTGGCAGGTTTAAGTGGACCACCCATCGGTGGAAGTAATACTAGCGGTGTTGGTGCATCGACTGCATCTACCGACACAGATAAAAAAACGTGGGATGGTTTTGGTAAATTCAGTAATGTACCCATGAACCCCGACGCACCACTAGATACTACACCACAGATGACAAAAGAAGAATTACTTCGCGAGAAATTCAAAATCCTTCAAAAACTAGAAGAACTAGAAGGAAAGGGAATTCGTCTTACTAAGAAGTATACCATGGAGTCATCTCTTTTTGAAATGAAGGGGGAGTATGAAACACACGTAGAAGAAAGGGAAAAGAAAAACAGTATTAAATTTCAGCAAAAGTTGCTTATGACGGCAATTACGGGGATAGAGTTTTTAAATAACAAATTCGACCCCTTTGACTTGAAGTTGGACGGGTGGTCGGAACAAATTAATGAAAACATCGATGACTATGATGAGATTTTTGCCGAACTACACGAGAAGTACAAGTCTAAGGCGAAGATGGCGCCCGAGTTGAAGTTGCTTTTTCAGCTTGGAGGAAGCGCGATTATGCTTCATATGACAAATACCATGTTTAAATCTGCCATGCCCGGTATGGACGATATTATGAGACAAAATCCCGAACTTATGAAACAGTTTACACAAGCTGCCGTAAATACAATGTCGCAGTCATCGCCCAACTTTGGTAACTTTATGGGAGATATGATGGGTGGTATGGGTGGCGGACCGCAACAACAACAACAGCAACCGAGCAACTTCAATAACCAACGACCTCCTCCACCTCCTGTAGCAACAAAGGGTCCCAATTCTATCCCCCCACCTAGAAGAGAAGGTGATATTTCAAACCGCCCTGACTTAAATTTTGGAAGAGGGAATATGAATGATGGTGTAAATCTGTCTGACAATTATATCAACCCATATGAGTCGAAGCGCGGCGCACCTCCTCCTCTTCCTCAGAATCCGCGACCTGAAATGAAAGGACCATCCGATATTAGCAATATTTTGTCGGGATTAAAGACGAAGAATGTAAACATTACCGCATCATCCTCGACTACGAACAATGCAAATCAAGCTTCGGAAGACAAGGGAAGCACGATTAGTATCTCGGAGTTGAAAGACATGCAAAATGATAATATGCCCAATAAAACAAAACGCAAACCTAAATCTGAACGCAATACAATTAGTTTAGATATTTAATAAATTAAATATTTGTATATAAATACTACATTAGAATAGTATTTATATAAGTCGACACTATTTATATACATGATTTCTATTATAGCTTTATTAGACAATAACAATAACAATAACAATAACAATACTGTGGAAAAATATTTACACGATTCTATTACATCAGTTATAAATCAGTCATATAAAGAGTGGGAACTAAAAATTGTTGTGTACAATACACCCGAGAATGATAGTAGCGTAATACAAAAATATAAAAATATTGACTCGCGTATAGATATTATAAAATACTACAAAAACGAATCAATCACGCTACCAACCACGCCGTCAAACATACTTACAACAACTGTCGAACAACACTGTAAATATAGCCACATTGCTCTATTGTATATGGGTGATATATGGCTACCCGATAAATTAGAGCTGCAGGTAAACATGATTTCAAAGCATCATCGAATCGATGTTGTAGGAAGTAAAAGTAGTTTTCAGGGCGAGGTATCTTGTAACCCTGAAGGAGAATTGTATCATTACAATATACTAAAAGTAAACCCCTTTGTAAATTCATCGGTTGTTATGAAAAAGAATGTTTTGATTCGTATAGAAATAAACAATGAGTTTACAGGAATTGATATGGCGTTAAATGCTTTATGGGTACGTTTAGCTATTGAACAATCCGTATTATATAATATTTCGGACGTAACTGTACAACATACCGAAAATAAAACTTTTTTACATTATGCAAACTGTTATGAAACAGACGAATTCAAAAAAGTGTTAGATAACACTAGGGCGAAATATATAAGAGTTAAATTTTTTAGCGATTACTGTATATCAGGACACTGTAAGCAAGAGTACGAAAGAGCATGTCTCGCTCAAAATATAGAGTATTACGGTAAAACAAAAAAAATATACTTTACGGTAACGGAAACATATACACACGCCATTCTATTAAACTGCCCTACTCCACCAAATCTTCAAGTACCACCATCAAATGTTGTCGGTTTTGCTCAAGAGCCACCCAACACACCGTTACTACGAATTTATCAAAATAACTTTATTAAATACGCTGTTAAACATATAGGAAAATACTTCATCGGTAGCATTCACACATTTCCAACACCGACTTTTGTAGGGCATCACGGTTTCCTTTTCTATGAAACCCCGAAACATACCCCATTTAGACCTCAAAAGACAAAACTAATGTCAATTATGGTGTCGCGTAAAACATACACACCTGGTCACCAATATCGTCACATCATCGCCAGTCATATTATCAAAAATAATTTGCCTATCGATATATGGGGGAATGGCGTTGAAAATTATAAACAGAAATTCCCGAATAATAAAAATATTATAGGCGGTTTTAAGTCGATGGAGGAGATGTGCCGGGATTATTTATTTACGATTGCGATTGAGAATACGAGCCACGACCATTATTTTACGGAGAAAATAATAAACCCCCTTATAAATAATACCATTCCGCTTTATTGGGGGTGTAAAAAAATCGAAGAATATTTTCCCAAACACGCGATTCGACTCACCGGAAATATTGGGAAAGATATGAACATTATTCATACCGTATTAAAAAATCCGAATAACTATATATCGGAGTATAAAATAGACCAAGAAATGGTACTAAATAAAGTAAATCTTGTAAAAAATATCGAACGAATATTTGATTGTTGAGCAGCGGTATTATTATGCAACTGTCGTCTGTGATGTTAAAAAGGATGCAAATGATAACCAAATAACGTATGGTATGAGACAGTAACCTGCGATATTGTTAACTGGGAAAAATAACACAGTAATAACTAGAGCAAAAATAGCTAACAATATTAGAGTGACTGTAGCAAATAGTTTATTCGGGTAGTATATAAAGTATGGCCACCACGATATCACAAGCAAAACCTGAATAGCATATAACGTTAAATAAAACTGCTTATTTGCCATTCCGAGATTATTGCTATTCCATATAAGATAAGAAGAATAGCCTAGTAGAAGATATAGTATTGGCCACACAACGCCAAATAACCATGCTGGAGGATTTAGATAAGACTTTACTCTTGGAATTCTTTCACGAGATACAAAGTATCCAGAACCTAAACCCAAAATAATCGGAGCTGTCAATAAAATATAAGACATAACGTCATTACCTTTTTTACCCTTAGACATTTTGATTTTACCTCACAAATAATCTATATTATATAAAAATATATTATTTTGGTATTATTTTAAAAATATATTATTTTTATTGTAAATGAGTTATAAATATATTATAATATTATTTAGATAAACTAACAGTAATATAAGTAAAACATTATGAATATGAATATGAATATGAATATGAATACGAATATGAATATGAATACGAATATGAATACGAATATGAATACCAATATGAATACGAATATGAATACCAATAATAATAGTGTAATAGTAATGAAAAACATAAAAGAAAATAACAATAATAACGAGACCAATGAAATACCTAATTATGATTTCAAATCGGTTTGCAATAAAGAAAACATTTTTTTAAAAAGAGAAAAAACTTGTAATATATTTTTGTTACATTTTATTTTAGAGAATAAAAATAAAAATTTACATGATATTATAAATATTAATATGCACAGTCTACTTTTTAATTTAAATAAAGAAAATTTTGAAAAAATAGAAATAAAAAAATGGATTTCACCAAATGAAATAGAAGTTCTTTTTTTATTTAAACCTTTTGGAAAAGAACTGGGTATTAAGCCGAAATATATGTATATAAAAACACTGGCAGAAATTACAAATGAAAAACATGTATACACTAGTTTTGATATCGATTATCCTAATATGGAAGAATTGAGCAAATACGATAAAGTTAAAAATACGATGTCAACAATGGTTGTAAATTTTGAATCAGATTTCAAAGTAAATATAAATTATATTTTTAAGTTTGAGTTAACACATTCTTTGCCGATATATATGGAAAATATCTTAGGGCTTACTATGAAAAAAATGTTTCTAAGTTTAAAACATTTTATAGAAATGATTTAATAAATTATAAATATAAAGATTACAATACATAATACTATTATAATTCAGTATTATGTATCAAAGATTAAAACAATCTATATATCGCAAAAACACGGAAGACGCCGAAGACGCCGAAGACACTCATGAGTTAGAAGATGTAAAAATAGATAAACTTGATGATGATGACGATTCCGATGCCGATTCCGATGCCGATGCCGATTCGGATACGAATGAAAAAGATAATAAAGAAACAAGCATTTCGAATAAAATTTCAACTATTATTAAAAGTTTTGCATCCTATATAACGTCGGGTGTATCCAAATCGTGGTTTATAACATCTTGTTTTGGTATATATACAAAGTATTACTTGATATACAAAATATCAAAAAAGACTCCCGAAGATTATAATGCTATGATAAAAAATATAGCATCTAAAATGTCTCATAAAAATATATTTTTTACGAAAATATTCCAAGCATTTGCAAATAATAATAACTTGGTGGATAAAGACCTATTTCATCACTTTATTACATACACTGACAATGTCACCTATAATACAAATGAAATTGACTATAACGGACTATACGACCTCATAAATATTGCTAGAAAAAATAATGACATTCTTTCTATTGAAAGCGAAGTTCCTATTAAATCAGGTAATATTGCACTAGTATATAATGGAAAATTAAACGGGAAAAATGTTATCATAAAATACCGCCGTAAAAATGTTGTAGAAAAATTTAAAAAATCAATGAGTGAAATAGAATTATTAGTAAATATATCTAGTAAAATGCCGTACTTACGAGACCTAAATATAAGTGATTTGTTTGAAGAAAATCGTGAAATAATGATAAATCAGTTAAACTTTTCAAATGAAGTAAAAAATATAAACATATTTCGTGAAAAGTTTAAAGATGTGCACAATATTTGTATACCTGAAGTGTATTCTTATTTTACAGAAGAAAATCCGTGTGCTATTATAATGGAAAAAATCGAAGGGAATCGTATTGAAAATGTTTTAAGTGAAGATAAACACGAATATTCTAAAATTTTGTCGAGATTTAACTTGAAATGTGTTTTTTATGACGCTATCTATCACGCCGACTTACATTCAGGTAATGTCATTTTTATGAAAGAGTATCATAATTGTAAAGATGAAAATAATAACATGACGACAGAAACCGTTTTAAAAATTGGTATTATAGATTATGGAATTATAGGAACAATGACAAGAGAGGAACAGGATGTATTTTTTACATTCTTTAAAATTCTCGTTAGCAAAGAACATAAAGAATTGGCTATTTTTATTACTGAAAATCTTTCTGAGAAAATAGATAAGTCCATGCTCGATATATCGGAAGGAGACAAAAATATACTAGTTAATAAAATTTCTACTATATGTTGTGCTGTTTTAGAGAGTGATTCAAAGTTTTTTGGCGGCGAAGAAATATACGAAATAAATAAAATATTAAAAACGCAAAATTTACAATTTTCAAAATTCTTTTGTCGTGTTGAACTTGCAATCGCTATTTCAGAAAATGTATGCAACTCACTAGCAACTAATTCATCTTATATAGAACAAATGATGATAGCATTTAAAGATATTTTTGGCGATGATGTTTTGTAACATTTTTGTCATAGTAAATATTATTATTACGGATAAATATTATTATTACGGATAAATATTATTATAATATATTATACACCCCATATAGTAATATTATTACAATTACATTATAATGGATAACGTGAGTATTACAACTACTAGCCCTATTAAAACTATTATTGTTTTTATTATTTTTATCTATATTGTCATAACCATGAATAAACATTTTTTTCATATATATGAAGATATTTTAAAAAATACTGATAAAATTTTAACCAACTATACGAAATATATTTACTTGTATGTTCCATTCGTATTTTGGCTTGCATCGAAAGCAAAATATTTCAAATATACAGACGGATACTTTGAGTTATATATCTCAAAAATGTTAAAAAGTGTAACAGACCATAAAAATTATTATTCTAAAACACCTTATTTTCATGGAGCTTTGTCAAATATAGCAATATATATATTCTCTCTTCTTGCTGTCGCTTCCGGGGCAGGTCTAGGAGATGAAGGTGTAATCATCTACTCATCCATTAGCTTACTTTTATATTTTTATTTTAAAACAAAAGACATTCTCGGAATACACAATGTATATACAGAAGTAATTATATATTTAGGATACGCCATCGGTTTCACGATTATTTTTGGTTCTGCGATAACAACATTATTTTATATTTTAGAAAATATGTTGCATTATAAAGATGCAAACTTTTTTTCCAATTTTGGTATTATGATATGCGCAATCCCATTTATTAAATTTTTAGTGAAAGAAGAAGAAAATCCAATAAAAATTGATAAAATTACATTTGAGTATAATAATGTTGCTTATATTTCAATTTTTGCTATCTTAATGGGTGTACTTTCATTCTTTATTTTAAAAAATACACACTTTTTATTTACATTTATTAAAAATTCAAAATTCAATAACTTGTATGTGATTGGATTTGGATTTTTGCTCGCATTTATGATTAAGCAAATAGGATTCCCGTCAATGAGTTTTGGGTTGTCTGAAATTAATGAAGGGTTTCAAGCAACCATAAATAAACAAAAATTGAAAAAACTTGAGGAAGATAAAAATTATAGCGAACTCAATAGATTAAAACAACTAGAAAAGGAAGGTAAATTTGATACCACTGATAGGTTTAGTGTATATGGCATTTTCGGAAGAATAATAAGCGTTATTATTTCCATCTCCGCTGGATTAACCGGAGGTCTCGTAATACCCGCACTCACAATCGGCTGCGGTATTGGTTCTTATGTATCTAAATATACGAATATTGACCAACATAAACTTATGTTTTTAGGAATGGTCGCCTTAGTAAGTTCATTTTTAAATGCACCTTTTACAAGTGCAGTACTTATCAATAAAATATGCAATCAACCCTATGATTCTATACCATTATCACTAGGTGTTTCGTTTATTTCCTATTTTACTTATCGGTTTCTTCGAAATAAGTTTTAGTTATATATAATATATAATATATACGACTACACTATTTCCATGCTATTCTCTTATTATTTATTATTTGTTTTGTAAATAATAAATAATGACTATCATAGTACCTAGTACACAGTAAACAGTAAACAGTAATTTTACACAATGTTATTGTTTTATATTTTTATAGTTTTATATTTTTATATTTTTATAGTTTTTTTAATACGTTTTTTATTCTTATTCATTCTTCTAGTCTTCTTATGTTTTTTCGTTGTTTTTAAGGACGACGATGATGATGATGATGATGATGGCAACGACCCTTTTTTATAATATTTATTTTTAATCTTTTTAGTAGTTCTTACCTTATAGGGTGCATTGCCACCCGAAAGAGCACTCGCACCCGAAAGAGCACTCGCACCCTCACTCGCATCATCACTCACATCATCACTCGCACCTGGACGAACACTTTCATTTGTAAGCAATCCCTTATTCACTGCATACGTCCAATGTCCTCTTCCACCTACCAATAAATATGAACTTGGGTGATTAAGTAAGAATTTAGAAGTCTCGGCGGTAAGATAGGAATACTGCCTATTTTGGGCGATTAAAAAGTCTATTACTCCTTGTACGTTTATTTTCTTATCATCTTCTTGACTAATATAATCTTCAAATTGAACATTATCAATCATATAACTATCCCAGTAAAATATATTAAAGACATTATTATCCGATACTCCTATTACCGTGATTATGGGTTGTAAATAAAGCAAAGATGCAAAGTATATCTCTTCATCAGAACCGTAGTATTTATAACCGACCGATTTAGATATTTTTCTAACGTACTTGAAATTTCTCTTACCATTTCTCATTATATACTTTAAAATTGGAGAATTCTTATATTCTCGAGTAGTCACATCCACTTTACCTTCTATTAATTTATAAATTTTTGTCAAAAAATCAGCAAGTTGTCCTCTAACTCTTGTCTGTTGTTGGAACTGTACATCATATTGGTCTTTTAAACTCATTTTTACGTATTTATCATACTCTTCTTTCATAACCATATAGTCAGAAGATAACATTCCAATAGAATTATAAAAGCAGTTACCGTCACAATTAGACCTTTGATTGACATATTCAACTGCTTTTAATAACTGTTTGGGACCGACAGGAACTACATCTCCTGTTGTTGTTTCTGTTGCTGTTGCTATTGTTGCCCCTATTGCTCCCTTTTTCAATGATTCCATTAATTTTGATTCTTTTTCCCCCGACTTGTCTTCGCTTCGCATTAGTGTAGAAGTTAAACTATCAGTTAATTTATCAAATATGTGTTCGACTTTATCATTCTTCTGATTTACTACAGTTGAGTAAAGTCCTACTATTATTTTTTTACCTTCAACCGGTTGTGGATTTTCTCCGTCTATTAAATATAAATATAAACTATACCTTTCACTCTCATATAAAAACCCCAATATATCATCTACCATTTTTTTATCTATTGGCTTACCAGAGTAGTCCTGATATTTCCCGCTATCTATAGCGCTTAAATATTCATCTTTACTACTTATAAGACTTGCTATTTTTTTTTGTGCATCTTCCGTTTCAGCCAAATATTCACTATTAAATTCTTGAGTAGTTAATAAACGCATATTCTCTAATAAATTTGTATTATCATCTCCGTTTGAAAGCAAATCTTGTATAAAACAGTGCTGTTTACCTATTTTATAATCTTTAAAGTAACATAAGTCATTCAGTATGTAATACAGTCTTTTATCATATATTGTTTTTAAATACACCTTCATTTGTTTAAAGTCTACTCTCGGTTTTTTATCATGAATTCCACAACTTACTAGTTGATTCAGGATGTTATCAAAATGGGTTGCGTTTTCAATTGTTTGGCTGTCAAATACAGTATTGGTATTTATATCAAAATATATATTTCTATTTTTTTCTGGTATATCATCTATGCTTCCCGTAGACGAGTAGTCAATATAATAACCTCTAGCAGTAGCTTCCTCGTCATCACCTGCACCAGTATCTGCATCAGCACTATCATCACGACTTACACTACTATCATCAAGAGACCGTAACTCATCTTCTATTTTAGAATCAGGTTCGCATTTTTTACCATAGTACTTCTTATCAACTAGATAATTTAAGTCTGCCAAATAACAATATACAGGTAAACCAATAGATTTTATAATTTTATTTTGAATATCTTCAATATCTTTTTTACTTTTTCGAGCTGTTTGCAATTCATGAATATTTTTTCTTACATTACTAGACGATAAATCATATTCTTCGGATTCATCGGAGTCAGGTATATCTATTTTTTCTTTTAAATACGGATTTCTGTATCCCCGAACGGTTGTCATCTTATTTTCTATACGGTCTTCATCCGATTTTCTTACTATACAAATTACACTATACCTGCTTGATTCCGAATACCATCTTATAAAAAAATCAGAACCACATAAATATAACAAGTTATTTATTTTTATTTTTTTCTTTTCTTCTTCGGTGAATGACTTAGTTATATCAATAAAGGCTTTTATTCTATATAAAATTGTCCTAATTGGATTATCATCGGATACATTTAATATTATCATATTATTGGCATTAAATTCGGGGTTTTTCCATTCATATGTATCGCACGCTAATTTAGATAACTTTATTCTATCACCCGAATTTAATATTTCAGTATCTACCAATGTTTTTGTCATAATATGTTGTCTTGTAGCTACTACCATTATACCATAGTACCCTTTTATACCACCTTCACCTTCACCTTCACTCTTTTTTTTACACAGTTCATATGCCGACTCAAACATTTTAATATGACCATTATGAGGTGGATTGTAACTACCACCGCTTATTATAAAAACATTGTCCTTTATATTTTTTATCATTAATATTAATATTTCTTCCATAGATAGAATTCTACATTTATTCGTTGTTTCTAACTTTAATACAGGTTCTATTTCCTCATCTTCATCATCTTCTTTAACTTCCTCACCTTCTTTACTAGTTTCTTTAACACCTTCTTCCCCTTCTTTAACACCTTCTTCCTTGTCTTTTTCACCAGTTACTTCACCTTCTTTACCAGTTTCCACACTTGTCTCGCCAGTTACTTCATCTTCTTTACTCGGCGACTCGGTCGAAGTAACAGACTTTACAGACTCGGGAGAATCACTTTTTTGTGACTCTTTGTCTAAGAATTCAAAATAACCATCATTTATTTGAATCCTTTCATCGTCGTCTATACGGTATTCAGAATCACTAATGTTATTTAATATAAAATTTAATATATTCATTTTTTTAATAAACTTCGTACCTTCGATGCTATATTTTTCATTTATTCTAGCTTTAAGAGGCTTATAAAAATTTTGTATTGATTTTTTTAATTTTAAATAGTCGATACCACTATTCATTATTTTTCGTAAAATATTCTGAGGTGTTTCATCATCATCATCATCGTCATCCATTATATCTTCTACTTTATCATATAGTGCTTCCGTTATTGTCATATAATTTTTCATTAAAAAATTGTCTTTTAAGTAGTCCGATATTGTTATCGTATCTTTACCAAGTTTATCATTCGTCGCAAAAGGTCCTATTCTAAAAAATGTAGCACATGGTCTTTCAGTAGGTAAATCTGATGGAAAAATATACCACATCCAATGGGTTTTTTTTTTACCAGACTTAATCTCTTGTAAAGCCGTATCAAAATTTGAACCCTCTACACTATATACGATTTTATCATGAAGCCCTCCTGGTATTTTTTCACCTACCTTCACACCTTTTTCTTGTGCTTTTATAAAATCATCAACTGTTGCTCTTTTTTTTATATTATTTATTTGAGTAACGGGAGGTGGTTGTTTTTTTGAAGACGGTACAGGCGGTGCAGGCGGTACAGGAGAAACAGATTTTGATGATAGTGCATCTGATGCAGCTGATGCAGGCGCTACATAGTCAGCTGTCCACCCCTTTATATCATCCCAGCTAGTTATACCATCAGGTACAGGCATATTAACTTGCTTTGCCAATTCTATTATTTTATTTTTTATTTCATCATACAAGTAAAAAGACTTATTTTTATAAGAATCTAATACCATATTTATATAATACTTTACAGCACTTACATATGATGTTTCCGGTTGTAATTTAGAACTATCTATCACTTTACTTATTTCTTTTTTCTGGTTATCAACAAATGAAGTAAAACTGTTTGCTGTATTAGATGTATCTAACCACACAAACATACCTTCGGAACCTAGAGGGTGAAATACTTGAAGATTATAATTTGAATTAATATCATCTAATCCTGTACGAAATGTTGTCGTATTAAATGAAAACCAACATTTAATATAGTTATTTTTTGAACCAGTATAATTAGGTTTGATATCATAATAAAATAAATGTGAATTTGCGATTATACTATGAATAAATTCATTTTTCTCTTTTGTAAGATAAAAATTATTCAACTTTAAATCATCTATACGTTTATTTACAATTTTATTATCTTTGCCTTCTTGAATACCAACTTCATAGGTATCACTATTCGTCTTTACATACCCTCTCGGTACTCCCATCTCTAACAAAGCATCGTTTCTAATTTTTTCCGCAATTGTTGCAATTGAACTCACCTGTAAAGTATCATCATTTTTTTGTTTTATATATTTTTTAAAAGCATCACAAAACTGTTTTTTAATTTCATATAATTTTTGTTGTTTCGTATCATCCTCTCCTAGTGCCGCATAACACATACTTGAAACACCGTTTCCAAACCCTAGTTCTACATTTGCAGCATTTACAATAGCATCTATCGTTACAGGAGTACTACGTTTTGCAAGATTCATTGTCTCATCTATTAAATTCGATTTTCCACCTAGTATATTTATTACACTATCAATCATTTTTTTAATACCACTACCACTACTACTAGAAGCATTAGACTTTGCACTATATAAAGCATCTACTTCTTCTTTTCCCCAAGGACAAAAATATATTCTTTTCAGTGTGCTTGTCATTTTATTATCTTTCATAAATTGATAAAAATCTGTTACACCTTTTAATAACATCTTTGCATGTTCCTTTTTATTATGTACTCTACCCGCAGCGAGTTCAACAGATACAAGCTTTTTGAAAAATATTTCACCCCCTATAAAAGGAAAAATAATATTTTTAACTCCGTTTAGTGTCGCCAAAATAAGCGAATTCATGACGGAATTTGACAATGTGTCTCTTGTAATTAAATAACCAGTACCAGATTTTGCAGGAGAAGCCTGTATCATATATTTTACAGTCACACTCGAAGGAGTCGTAGGTGTTGCACTTGGATGTTGATAATCTATATTTCTCAAGGGTTTATCGCCTATCTCTAACAAGGTAGCCGAACCAGGAGGCATTATACAACCAGTACCATCACCGTCACCTCCACTACCACTACCAGCATATGTCATACTATAGTCAGTATTTACCACAGAAACATTTTTATCGAGTAAGTTAGTATCTGGTGGGGTAACTTGCAAGTCCTTGAATATTTCATTTTGAATATAATAAGAGATTTTGCTTACTTTGACTGCGCGTTGCGCGGAAGATGAAAGGGAAAGGGGTACTTTTGTCGGAGACACTTCGGGTACTGAAGCAACAGGTCCTACTTTTTTCATCTTTCTTAAAAAGTCCTCACTAACCTTGGGATAAAATACAGTAAAGTCTATATTTGTCGGATTGTATTTCCCTTCGTTTTCCCCACCAAAAGATGAAGGCGCGTTATTTTTACTCGTATATATGAATGTTTGTTGCCCCCTAACACTATTACATTTTAAGAAAGTTGGCTGAACATCTGTTGGGAATGGTTGCAGTAAGTTAATATTAAAGTCGCCACTAAAAACAATATCATAATCCCTATAGACTGGGTCTTGTCGAAAATAAGAGACTACCGTGTTTAATAATATGTATATCTGTTGCTGTCTTTGGTACATCTTTGGTGTATCTTCTTTACTCACCGACAAATGCGTAGATGTTACTATTTGTTTACTTTTTGTATTTACAAAAAACCATAGCCTTGAACAATCCATCGTAATAATATCTTTTCCATATTTTGGTACATTTTGTTTTTCTACCATTCCTATTATAGTATTAAAAACTTTTATAGCTTCATCATTTGAGAACATTTTTTTACCTGTTATGATTAAAAATCCCAAGCTTTTTATTTCTTGGACACTTACTGTATTTGTATTCACAACCAGAAAAAATTCACCATAATAATTAGTATCGTCTGTTATTTCTGAAGATACAATATCCAGGTTCAGGTTAACACTACTAGCACCACTGGCGTCACCGCTGCCTTTATTATTTTTTATAGCATTAACTAATAATTCTTTATATTTAAAGGGTTGAAATGCAGATGCCGATGCCTTAGCTGATTCCTTTGCTTCATAATTTAGACGATTTTCCAAACCAGACGACGGTCCTTCTTGTAGTAAAGCATAATCATATCCACCTTTCATCATATTACGAATAGCCCGCGCGTTATTTGCTAGCCTCGACTTATAGTGTTCAATTCTTTCTTTAGATTTTCCATTAAATTTATGAACATAATATGATACACCACTACTCTTATCCTTTCCTTCTCCACCGCGGGTAGCGATATTCCATGTTATTAATTTTATTTCTGCTGGGAATGCGCCTCCTTCCATCTCTTCTTCCGCATCATCTCCACCTCCCTTCATAGCACTTTGCCCACTAGTAGCAGTAGCAAGTTGTGGTCCGCACACGTTGTTATTTGTGTTATTAATATTATACATGATAGGAGAATGGTCGGAATATAATTTGTCTTTATTTTCTGGTTTATCCCAGTTTGACATTTCTAAAGTGGTCAAGTAGTTATAGTCTGGTTTGCCCGTTTCGCATATAACTACCGACTTCTTATAAGGAGAGCCTTTAACTGTTTCAGCTTTTGATGCAGTATATTCATAGTTATTCAACTTTATCAAATCATCGCCAGCTATTTGTATGGCAGGAGGCACAAGTTCAATAGAGGCAGTACTCAGTTTTCCTGATGTAGACTGTGACCAGTCGGGAATTTCTTCCTGTTCTGCTTCTTGTTCCACAGATGCAAGTCTTTGGGAATCTATACCCCGCGTAGGTGAAATAGAATCTTGTCTTTTCATAGATTGTCCCATAGATTGTCCCATAGATTGTCCGATAGATTGTCTGATAGATTGTCCCATAGATTGTCTGATAGATTGTCCCATAGTTGTATCGGTTAATCCATTGATTATACTTCGTTTTGCTTCAGTTTCTAAAGCAGCTTGTTGATTTTTTTCTTCTTCAACTGCATTCATTTCTACTTGTTTTATTACCTCACTGACAAATGCGGTGTCGAGTTCAAAAACACCACCAATGGCTTCTGTATTGGATGGGTTCGACTTATTTGGATAAACAGGCAATCCTTCCGTTGAATCCGAATTTACTATTTTCTTCATTTCTTCTTTCGGGCAAAGAAGTAGTTTACCCGTTGTAAAAATGAGACTGCTTTTGTTTATTTTATCAGGATTGGTTAAAGAATATTTGTGCCCAAACATATTCGGCAGCGTTTGGCTGTTTGTGTAGCCATTTAAACGAAGACGTCCATTCTTACCTGTACCACCATATAGGTATGTTACTATTTTACATGCTTTAATAAAACTGTCTATTTCTGTCGCATATCCCGAAAGTGAAGGGTAACTTTCAGACTTAAATACGTTGTTGCTTCTGGTTAACAGTAATGCCAAAGCCGGTGCCACTGAATATACCTGGCTTATTTCACTTTTGCTAATTTGTTGGTTATACGGTATATCAAAGTTAAAGTCTCCTGCCATAAAATAAGGGTTAATATCGGTTGAACTCGATAAATAATATCTTACCCTAAACTTGGAAACGAACGCGGCTATTAATAAAACTTCTAACATTTGTTTGGTCACCTTTTTATCGGTTGTAGAAGCAGGAGATTTCACTAATTTAACAGGCATTGTTGATGAAGCTTGTTTTGCTTCGATTTGTTTCAGTGTTTCGGCTGTTTCTATTTTTATATTTATAATTCCGAAAATCTGTCCTCCTGGAATATAATTCGTATTCATATATTTCTTACATGGCTCACCTTCAGGTTTAACTTTAGGCTGTTTTCCCATACTCGTGTTACCAAATAATCCTGAAAATATTCCCGCTTGTTCTGAATTATCTTGAGCATACCATTCAGCTTCAGCATCTCCGTCGCCATCGCCTCCACCTTCTTGGTCATCTGTGCCATCTCCGCCCACTTTAACCTGTTTAGTACCTGTACTTGTGGTAGGACGATTTGCTATTTTAGTTTCTTGTCTTTGTCCTTGTCCTTGTCCTTGTCCTTGGACTTCGCCTTCACCTTCACCTTCGCCTTCATAATCTTTGATTCCTTCAACATCATCTCTTTTGCCTTCCTCTGGTATCACGTCAACATCACTTATTTTAATCATACCGCTATATCCTGGAAGTCCAGGTAAATTAGAACGCGTTACAGTCGGTTGTGATGCGGTTGCGGTTGCGGTTGTGGAAGCTCCAGTCGTTTTAACAGGCGATGAAGACATAGAACTACCAGGTATTTGCCCTGGTAAAGAAGATGGTTTTGTGTATACACCACCTTTGAATGTACAATACGCAATAGTTGCAAAAGAAGTATTACTATAAATTGCTTCTATTGATGGAACACTATCTATAGATTTCTTATTTTTACTTATAAAAGCCCCCATTCTTATATCCGTCTCATCTTTTAGTTCAAATTTATCACTTTTAAACATAGTCAAGTTACCTAGCGCTGTTTTTTTATCAGATATAGTCAACATACCACCAATATAACTCTGTTCAAAGAAGTAGACGAAGAAATATTCCTGTTTATATCTCTCATATATTTGCGCCAGTACATTTAGAGGGTCATCTACTTTTTCTAGTAGCTGGTTTAAAACTTTTCTGTGTATTTTTATTCTTTCGCTTTGTTTGTTTGGAGTAGTTAAATCTTGTAAAGTATCTTTTTCCGCATCTGTTAATGATTCTACAATTTTTCTATATGACTCTAACGAGCACTGTACATTTTGAAAACAGTATATATCAGAACCACATATATCCATTGCATTAAATAGTATTTCCTTGCGTTTACTCCACAAGTTTTCATTTTTCCACGAAACACCAGCAAAGGAATTGTCAATACTCTTAAAATCTTGTAGCAGTTGGTCTTGACCCAATAAACAGTACTGAACAAAAGATATCTGATTTACACCGGCATTTACCTGCGACATAATTTCGCTCCCTCCAACATTCAATGCTTTTTTTAAAAATCCAGGAAGAATATCCGTTACGGAAGGTGTGCTTGTTACTTTAATCGAATTTTTAATCTGTCTCCCCACTTTTGCCCAATTTTGCTCTAAGAAATTACGTCTCCAAAAAGTTTTTATTTGAGAGCCTTTGACGGCACACGAAGAAAATAAGGTTCTGTCGCGGTCAATTGCAAGTTTTCCTTTTTCTAATTTTTCTAGGAATAGTTCTAGCTCAATATAATACGCAACCTTGTAGTTTTCTAGTATTTTTGTCAACTGTTTAAAAGTATTATTCCATTCTAGATAATCAATTATATATTCAACGCCTTTATATATGAATGTTGTTTTTGTAGAAAAAAGTGTATCTAATATGAAACGAATATTGTGACGAATAACTGCATCGAGTTCATTTAAGGACGACTCTGATAATTTTTCTCTAAGTTTGCTAATTCTAACCTTTTCTTCATAAATTTCTCCTGTCTTCTTTTTTTGTTGTCCTGAAATAGAAGATAATAAATTTTGTTTTTGTAATATTCTAAAAAGAAATTTTAGTATTCTTACAGTATTAGGGTTTAACTCTATTCTTATTTGCAGTGTCTGCGTCTTACCATTTATTATATTGAATAATGTAGTTATTGGAACTTTTACTAAATCCGTTGACGTTGTTCTAGAGCTTTGAATAATAGAGTCTATTTGCGAACTTAAAACTTGTCTCGTATAAATAACACTTTTTAGCTGCGATGTTTCTGACTGAGCATTCACACCTTCACCAAATGACGATTCGGGTTCGTATATAAACCGTAATCCGGTATTTGAAAGCGCCATAGGAAGGCTACTTTGTCCTGTTACCTTTCTATAGTCGGAGTTAATTTGATTTGCAACAGTACTCTCTTCTGTTACAGTATTATACTTACTTGACGACACTGTAGGTGTGCCAAATGGTGTAATCACCTTTTCTCTATTCTCGATAGGACCGCCTATAAGCCTATAATTATCTCCTTCTTTAATCATCAACATGGAAGCTTCTGGTATTTTTTTATTCATCTGTGACGCTTGTTTCATTTCTTGGTCTGATGGTGTAGTATAAATAAAGGTATATGCGGAGCCGATTAGTTTTTTTTTGTCTTGTGCAGGATACCAATTTGTAATAAAACTTCCTTCCGTTTTTTGGTCTGTTTCAAATACTTTTTTTTTACTGTCATCCTTTTTTTGAACTTTATCTTCATTTAATATCTCAACATCATCTACAGAAATAACTTGATTGTCATTCCCGTATAATTTTATTGGCTGCCCTAACTTTTTTAAAAAAGCTTTAAATAAATTTATATTGAAAAATGTATCTACGCGCGTTTTTATAGTAGCATTATTAGGAAAGCCGTAGTTATTGAATTTTACTAAAGAAGAAATAAACGGTTCTGCTTCTTTTATTGCACTACCTAGTAAACTCGACGTGCTAATAGAACTAGATTTGGCGTTTATGTCTTGCATACCTGTATATGGGTCCATTTTATCTCTTTCTCTATATCTGTCTATGTCTCTGTCATAAAATCTATAACGGTCGTCCATAAAATCAGATTCAAAACCACCTCCAATCATTAGTTCTTTTTTTTTTAAGTCAGCAGCAGGGGGTTGAATCGGTACTGGGGGGGCTGGCTGAACACCTTTAGGTACAATGGCTTGATTATTTGGGAGGGCTGGAGCAACAGGAACACCGGGAACCGCTGGTTGATTGACTATATTTTCTTTCTGTTCTTTCTGCACTTTCGGTTCATTCTGTAATGCTAATACTTTTTCATATTCTTTTTGCGATTTTTGAGACTCGCTTGGTGTATACGTATTTTCTCTTTTGTAATAAATTTTATCTATTCTTTTTCTCTCCTTGTTTGTCATACTTAAAATTTCAGGGCTTATAAACATTTGTAGTGTTCCTACGTTATATTTTTTAATAATATTTGCTGTTTTATTTTGTTCAGCTACATACCATGATACTTTATCTTTTTCATCATCGTCGTCATTCATCTCATTTTCTTTATTTTCTTCTTCCTTGCTCATTTTATATAATATTGATAATATATATTATAATATTCGTTTAATTAATTTGGGTATTATAATATTAATTTTTTATATATTATATAGTTGATGTTACTACTATATAGTTGATGTTATTTTTAAAATTTATTCATATTGTAAGCATCTAAATAGTTTAACTGACTGCTTTTATTTTTTTGAGTTTTATATTTTTCTACTATTTCCATCGCATCGTTAAATTCTTTTTCAGTTATGATTTTATTGTTTGTATACTCTCCGAGTTTTCGCGACTTTATAAAGTTTTTGGGAAGAATACAGTATTTACTTTTTTCATTCAATGCAAAATCCGCTAAAACGACAAAAACTGCCGTTAAAACAAGTGCATGATATATATTTCTGGTCGCCATCCAAGATATTGTAAAAACTAAAATTTCTTTTGTAAGAGCATACTTTATATAAGATTCGGTTGATTCATCTAAATTAAGCTGTATATATCTTGAGCCAATATTTAAACATATCATCATTATACCAGCAAAAAATGTACTTGAATTTAGAGAACTTACAGCTTTATTTATAACGTCCATTGTCTGTCGTAGTTAATATTATATTATATATTTACAACACAAATAAAATTAATAAATTTATAAAATAATAATTTTGTAAATTTATTCATTCCAGTAAAATAATTCAATGCTTCCTTAATATTCACTCTTACTATTACTCTCACTCTATATTTGTATATCTCTAATTTGAAAATCCTTCATATAACGGTATCGATTTTATGATTACAATCGTTAAAAATACGAGTGCGAGATAAAAGTTTACTGACGAAAAATAAGCAATAAGAAGTAATATTATAATTCTACCTATAAAGGACCTATACATATAGTTATAAAAACTTGGTATGAAAACACATAAAAGCGCAAATAATAAAATATTGTAAAATATTACAGTTTCTGTTTTTTTATTCATTTATTCTTTGTTATTTACTATATATTTAGAAATAAAACTTGCGCGAATAAAACTTGCGCGAATAAAACTTGCGCGAATAAAACTTGCGTATAAATAAAAGTATTTTATATAATATAATTTTATATATTGGAAATCGTACATTTTCAAATATGAAGAATACATCAAAACAACAGTTAATACCAAATATGATGCATATAAAACCACGAAATGTTACAAAGCAGTCTTTATTTTTTACTTCACATATAAGAAATGATATCCCTCGACGTTCGGAACATGTTTCTCTTAGTAACGGTGTCGGTTCACCAGAGACCATCTTACCTCATAAAGCAGATGAAATTTTGCCTACAATAGATTGGAAACCTTCTTTTATAGTTGACTCTACTCAGGGAGAAATAAATGAACCAGAAAAGATAGGGTTTATAATTTTGCGACATGTAAATTCTAGCATAACAAATGAGTACTGGAAAGAATGTTATAGATGTGTTAAAACATTTTATCCAAAAAATAGAATATTAATAATAGACGATAACAGTGATATTACATTCCTGACAAACGAACCCCTAGATAACACCATGATAATAAAAAGCGAGTTTCCACGAAGAGGCGAATTTTTGCCATATTATTATTATTTAAAAACAAAATTTTGTGAAACTGCTGTTATCTTGCATGATTCGGTTTTTATAAAAAAATATATAGACTTTCATGTAAACAACTACAAGATGATATTAAATTTTTGTAAAAAAGATATCTCGGATAGTGAGTCGTACCCATATCAAATGAATCTACTGTCTGCTATTCATAGTGAAAAGTTGACGAATTTTTATAATAAGAAGGATTTGGACCTTTGGAGTGGATGTTTTGGTTGTATGTCAGTTATTAAATATGACTACTTAAAAAGTATAGATAGTGAATTTCGACTAGCTTGTTTGATACCTCATATAACATGTAGAGCAGCTAGGTGTGCATTAGAAAGAATAATAGGATGTTTACTACAGGTAAATGTGATAGAAGATTGTTTACTAGGTTCTGTTCACAAGTATTGTAGATGGGGGTTAACTTTTCATGACTACATGAATAAAAAATACAATACTAATTTAAAATTGATAAAAGTATTTTCCAGAAGATAAATTGTCATATTGTTGTTATTGTTATTGTTATTGTTATTATTATAATTTAATTTCCGTTTTTTTTTTAAAATAATATCTCATTTTTTTATAGGAATGACTATACCTTTAGCGTTATTTGCTTCGTCATATAATGAAGAAGAAGCAAATGGTTCAACAATTCAAAATTCAAAATCATCATATACTCCCGTAAAAAATAATAAAAATAATTATATTTTAGGCAATAATGATAATAATGATTATTCGAGAAATAAAAATACAAATCTAAGAAAAACAATTAAGCATAAGCAAACTGCTCCCAATGAGTCAAAGCTTGCAGCATTATTAAAATCAATGGACGAATCTAGCGACTCTGAAAGCGAAGAAGGAAGTGGTAGTGGTTTAGCAAATTATAAAGGTAGCGACACTCGCAACTCCAACTCTACTATGTTTCCCCCTTTCCCCGAGTTAAATTATAAAGGACCTGGTTCTTCTATGTCTATGTCTACATCCACGCCCACATCCACGCCCAATGAAACCTCCGGTTCCGGTAATAATTCAAATACATCATATAGTCCAGATATTCCAACATCACCACAAGGTGCCGTTTCAAATAATACATACAATGATACACCTAGTACATATGCAAATCAATACTATAAACAATTTATCCCATATTTAAATCAGGGTACATCAGAAATACCCGGTCAACCAAAAGGTGAATTAATAGAAAAGTTAAACTATATTATAGACTTATTAGAAGAACAGCAAGATTATAAGACAAATTCAATTTTCGAGGACTTGATTCTCTATGCTTTTCTCGGCATCTTTGTAATTTTTATCGTAGACTCGTTTGCCAAGTCGACTAAATACGTAAGATAAAAACATCAGATAAAAACATGAGATGTAAGAGATGTGGTGAGATTTACATTTATTCATAATTCATAAATCAATATTACAAATCTAGCAAAAAATCACGCCATTATCACGCCAATATCACGCCAATATCTTGCAAAAACATCAATTCATTATTACAACATTTTCCGGTAATAATGTTTTACATATATAGTTATGAATCAATAATGTATTTTTTTCTACTAAAATAGGTTTAATACTCGCTAAAAAATAGTCGATTATCTTTTTATTATGAGATAGTGTATCGATTGAGATACATCCAATTTTGTTATTTTTACGCTCGATTTTGAGTGCATTGATAAACCCGCAAATAAAATAGTTGTCAATTGTAGACGGCATTTGAACCGATATCGGTAGATGTAAAATAGTATTTGCATCTTTTATACTATTTTTATTAACAACTATTTTATTCGACTTGCGAAACATATAGACAGCAAGTATCGTATCGTGATTTGCTGAACCTGCTCCTGCTCCTGCTCCTGCATTATTTTTTTGCAATAATACATATACGGAATATATCTCGCTCTTTACAAGATGAAATATGTGCGAAATTGACGGTAAAATCGATACCTCAAATAATCTAGCATATTTTTTACTATCTTTGTTCATTGTAGCATTATTTGTGTGGTACAGCTTTAGATAATCTAAAAATATATTTATATTTTCTTTACCTATCCGTATCAAGTGTATACTGCCATGAAACCTATACTCTATGGTATCCCAGTTTGTGATAGGAATATAAAATGAATGATATTCTAAAAAGGGAACAATCATCTTAGGTATGTTTATTCCAGTATATATGAAAATTGATGAATATATCTTTTCCTTTTTTTTTGATATCTTTAGTCCATTCCTTTCATATATGTTTTCATTTTCTTCGTATTTCGAGTTTTTATTTAACTCATCCGATTTTCGATTACTCTCACGCTTCTGTAACGTGTCATGTTTTTCAAACTGTATATAATCTCGCTCTCTCCTTATGACTTCGTCCCAATCGTGAAACATTTTATAGTTGTATGTCTTCATCATCATTGTAACATCCGTTTCATTCAATTCTTGAGAATTATAATGCACATGTGAAAAATAAATAGGCATCGACGATGCTACCAATGCCGTCGCTACTTGTTTCTTATTATTATTATTATTACCGCTCTTTTTATTCCTAAAAAAAACATAAAGGGGTATTGAAATAATCACGCCGACAATATTACGTACCGAAATTACCTTTGATGTATCATTATCGCTTTTATATATATATTTATAATTTACAGTTACTATCGGGTCGTAGTCGTGATTTTCCAGTACCATTTTTAAAAAAGACTTCTCCATCTTTCGATTCACATCTAAATATTTCATATTCCCATTATTGTAATTTTTATTAAAATATGGATAGTCATTCATTAGCGATACTATATCTTCATAATATTTCACACTCATATCAATCTCGTTTATATATATGTTACCTATTTTTGCAGGTACATTCGTGTGTGTCACATAAGATACATTATTATTTAAAAAATTTAAATGAATCGTATCTGTCGGTTTTTCATCCGATAGTATACTATCTAGTCTACACCAGTTTATAAGATTATATCTATAAAATATGGGCTGTTCCAACCAAAATCTCTGTCTTACTTTATTATATCCATGTAGTAATAGAATAAATAATAAGACACTTATTATGATATAGTATAACCACATATCATAATAACTATCAATATATATTTTGTTTGTAATATACGATTTTTCAAGATTTTGTAAAAACATCCAACATCAGTTTATGAATTATCGATTTATTAGATATGAATAAACACAAATCTCACCACATCTCTTACATCTCATATGTTTAATAGCTGGCATATCTTACCATAGAAATGGAGGAGAAATGAATGCACGCAGGTTAGTTTGCTGGTTTGTACAAGACATATATATATTGAAAAGGTCTATCAAACGGAAGAAGGTCAATCTGCGACAACATATTAAAGCCGCAATCTTTTGCTTCACTTAGAATAACGGTTTGG